CTTCTAGACGGGCCGATAGAGCGAAGATAAGAGGGTGATCCTCAGGAAGTCCGTGGCTTGATGTTGAAGTCATAGCGTTGTCTACGCTATCAGATTCTGCAAGTTTGGCAACAAACTTGTTTAGTCTGTGGATCTCTTCCCAAAAGTCATCTTGAACTACTACCTCGCGGCAGTAGTCTAGTTGACCCTGGGGCCACAACCAGGATTCGATCTTACCCTCGTAAGAGGCTAGATCGGCCAGGGCACTAGGATAACCTCCTAGCGCTTGTGGTATAGAGAGCAAAGCCGAGTACTTACTATTAATAGTAATACCCATGAGCTTCAACACAGGGAATACTGGTACTTTCTGGTAACCAAGGTCAAGAATGAGCCTCAGTACCTCTAGTACTTGAACCGGTTGTTTACGAACAACCGGCAAGAGGAACACAGGGAAACCGGTAATCTCTTGCCCTTGTGAAAAGAATCGCTTAGCCATTTCGGCTGAGTGATTTGACTCAGTGGACTTCACCTGTGAGACCTGGACCCCTAGTGCTTTGACATTATCCAAGAACCTATGATAAACAGTAGGCTCAAAGATAGCGACATCGTCACCAAGGACCAGGTAACCTCTGAAATTGGATTTTCCAACTTCATTGGCTGAAAACTCAACAAGTGCATGTAGCGACATAGTCGCTACTGCCCAAGAAGAGTAAACTCCCATGGGTGTACCGGTGGAGTAAGTAATTACTTCATCAGTTGAGTCAACTGTGAACTTACGTTCGCAGACGACTTTGGTCCACGCTTTTGCAACTTCAGCACCTAGCACCGACTTAACTAGCTCAATCTGGGGCTCCCTAGGGAACCTGTCAGTGAAAGCAGTTATATCGGCTGTGCCGACGAACTTTCCTTCAGCAGTTTTCTGCTTTAGGACTGTTTTTAGGTAACCCTGTCTGTACGTACAATCTGTCTTCATGTTCCTTAGAAGGGACATGAACAGAGTGTGGATTGGATACAAAGCTAGTTG